TTAGTAGCCGAGCTTCCGATTCACTAGGGCTTGAACAGCCTTGTAGTTGGCTCCGAGGCGTCGTTTGCGTTCGTCTCCGTTGCCGTAGTCGCCTCGGATGACCGCATCGGCTAAAGCATTCAGGTTAGGCCCAGTGGAGGCGGGCGCTGTGCCGTAGCCTAGGCGCTGGTTCACAATCGCCTGCACCGCCGAATACTTGGAGCCCAGGCGGCGCTTGCGTTCCTCGCCATTGCCGTAGTCGCCGCGTAGTACCGCGTCTGCTAGGGCGTTGAGGTCACCAGAAGGAGCAGTTGCGGTGGTGGCGGGTTTGGCGTTGCCGCTACCTCCACTGAGCCAGGGTGCGAGTACACGTGTGGGTGGGTAGTAGCGTCCTGGGCAGTCCGTGGACGTGCAGTCCTTGTGGCCCAGGATGGTCAGTGGCCCATGCTTGGCTTGCAGGTCTCGAATCAGCTCAGCCACGGTGGCTTTGTCGGCGTCGGAGCAGCGGGGGTTGCATTCGATACCGATGGACTCAAGGTTCTTCACCCAGTTACCCGCATGATAGGCAGTGTCCCCGTCCGCAACCAGTTGTGCGACGCGTCCGGCCTCAGCCACGTAGTGGGCACTGGTGTTGTTGCCGCCGCGTTCGAACCAGCGGATAGTGCCCTCAAAGGTGGGGTGTTTGGCGGGGTCATCCCAGTGATGCACCACAATGTATTTGATGCGGTGGCCTTGGCGGCCTGTCGTGAATGCGGTGGCGTCGTGGGAATGGTCAATCGTGTAAGACATGAGAATCTCCTTAGGTAGTGGATTGGTTTTTAGGGTTGGACGATCACGTGCAACCAGACGAGCACGGTCAGTAGCGGGGTGATGACCTGGTCCCATACCCACCAGCCCACCCCCACCACAGCAGCGAACGAACCGGTGGTTGCCAAAGCAGTGAGGATGGGCGTGAGGTGAGAGTGGGGTTTAGTCACCTCCACCACCTGCCTCGTCATCTGGTGTGGATTTGGTGGTGTGGGTCAGGGGTTTGCGCACCTCACTGATAGGCACCTCAGGCTTAGGAATGCGCGGGCGCGGCACCACCGACAGGTCCTGATCTGCCCGGGCATGGCGTCCATGAGCGCTATTGCTTTCAGGATCGTGGTCGGTGAGAGTGGCCAGAGCCTGCTGGAACTTGGGTGGTACTGGCAGGCCGAGGACTGTGGCGTTTTCAATCAGGGAGATGCCTTCGTTGGCGATGTAGAAGAAGATCACCGCACCGCGAAGCACCCCCACCCCACCAAGCACATGGGTATCCATCAACTGGGCTAGGGCAACGAAGGCGAGGATGAGCATCTTGCCAAACAGCCCCTTAAACCCAACCGCGCTAGAAAGGCGGCGGGTGGCGATGGCTGCCATCACGCCGGAGATGTAGTCGGCAGTGATGAACGCGAGCAGGGTGTAGAGCAGAGCATCGGGAGTGCCAAACACCCAACCAGCCCCCGCCCCGATGGCAGTGGCGATGGTGCGTAGATAGTGGTCTAGTGGCATGAGAAATCAGTTCCTTCCAAGAAATGGGTAAGCGAAAGCCCCGAGGCTTATTTGCCGTCGGGGCTTGGTGGGATTGTCAGGGTGTGGGTTTCGGGCTCCACCAGAGGCGGTGGAGGCTCTGCCTGCTGTGGCGTTAGTGGCTGAGCGACCACAGGCTCTGGCGGGGTGGGATCAATATCCATCAGGCACCCTCCTTGACAGTGGCTTGCTCGAGCGCGTCGCAGAGCAGGTCATAGGCGGTGGCATCAGGTCCTTTGAAGGTTCCCGGGTAATCTGCCAGTGCTTTGGCCAAGACCCGGTATTGCTCCTCATACAAGGACGGGACAGCAACCGTCTCGTTCATCAGCGCCCCATGTTCGCCTGCGAACTCGCTGGACTGACTGGGGTCTTTGAGGGTGAAGCCGCCGGCCTCATCCAGGACAATCTCGCCAGTTTCGTCGAGGGTGGCGTATTGGCGGGCTAGCTCCACCTCACTAGCACCCAAAGCTTCAAGGTGGGTAAGCAAGGCAGTGTGGAGTTTAGTTCTAGCCCGTGATGCCGCTCCAGCAAGCTCTAGCCCATCAAGCAGGCCGGTAACGGCAGGGAGGGTGTGGTTGGGGATTTTCAGTGTTGGCATGGATGCTCCTTTAGGTTGGTTAGCTGAGGTTGGTGGATATAGTGGATAGGCCGGTGTTTGGGTAGGAGGTCCAAGAAACATTGGATCCCCCGATACGGTGAATCTCTTGGACCCAACCTTTGTTGAAGTAGCCGATCAAACTGTTGACGCGGCTGATGACTTCGGTGAGGCGTTTGGTTATTTGGGTGACCGAGTAGATGTAGTTGTCGCTGACCAAAAACAAGGCTCCGCTGGAGAAGGCAACTTGGGAGCGAGTGTTCTCGCTACACCAAGCCGGCAAGAGAGTGCGGTTAATCGAGGAGTCAACCAACTTGATGCCACGCTTGGTTGTTGTCATCACCTTGTTGCCACCCAGGTGCAAATCCACACCCAAATGCAAACCCCTAGAGCCCATCACTGAGCCTTTCGGGTCAAGGGTGAGGAGCACGAAGTGGTCATTAGAGCCAGCCCCATACGTCCAAGCCGCATAGGAGGCATCCTTAGAGAGCATGGTGTTCAGGCCCTTAACATGCTCGGGCTGGTTTTTGAACCCGGCCTCGCCCATCTGCCCAATGTACTTCGACCCGTAGTAAAACTGCAAACCCAAACTGGAGACTTTGCCCGTCAGGGTATTGCCGTCATACCAGCGGATCTCCGTAGGGCTAATACGGATTGAAGATGACCATCCGGCTAGGCCAACTTGGATGGCATTCGTTGCGAGCTTGTCAGCCGTAATACTCCTGGCCCCAATCCGGCCCGCAGACAGCGTGCCGGTGGTGATCTTGCCAGCATCCAAGGAAGCGATCTTCGCGCTCGTGATCGCGGCATCCTTGATCATGGCGTTGGTGATGAACCCATTACGGATGGTGAGCTTCTCCGATGTGATACTGCCGGTTCTAATCCGAGCAGCGTCGAGGTAGCCTGTGCGGATTTTGCCCGCATCCAGGAAGGCGATTTTCGCGCTGTCGATCGAAGCGTCTTTGATCATCGCCCCCGTGATTACTGCCTGGTCAATGGTGGTTTGACCGGTGATGTGAACCTTGGCCCCGTCGATGAGGATGCCCTCACGCGAGATGTTGATTTGGTTGATGACCTTCTCTTTTTCCACCCTTAGGTTCACAGCATCAGAAAGTTGGGTGATAGAAGATCTGGCCCCTTGGATGAGGCTGCCGACTACTACCTGGTAGTCCTCTAAGTGCTGGGCGTTCTCGGCTGCTTTATCAACTGCTTCTTGAGCTTTAACAGTAGCGAGTTTTGTTTCTCTTGCTACTTGCCGCACACGAGCTTTAGCTTCACTACCAGACTTAGCTGCCTCATCAGCCACCCCCTTTACCTGGGAAACCACTACTTCAGCCTCATCAAGACGCCACTTAGCTCCCTCCCACGTCAAATCCGTCGAGATGGGATACCAGTCGTAACGATTGTTTACCTGTTTGTAGATCCAAATCTCCTGCTTCTCACCATTCGTCTTAAACCACACGTCACCCGGGCGCGGATCCTTAGGGATATCGGTGCCGTAGTGGTTACGGTTTTTACCATTCGCCGCCACCAACGCACTATCGGCTTTCCCACCAGCAGCACTAGCCGCATCAAAGGCCTGGTCCGCCCGCGCCATAGCATTACCCGCCACGGTGCCAATAGCCCCGGCCTGGGCAGAGGCATCAAGGGCCGCACCCATCGCGCCAGAAGCAAGGTTGACCGCGCGGGCGGATTGGCTTGTGATTCGCGGGGTGAAGGAACCCAGCGTCACCTGCGCATATCCGTTGGTGAGGGGGTTGTATTGGTAGGCCACCACCCGCGCCGACACATCCACACCAGCATCCAGGTCCTTGACCGTGACCACGTCACCGATTGCCACACTCTCCAAAGCACGCAAATGCTGATATTCTCGTGTAGAAGCGAGGTCAACTAGGTTCACTGTCCAGGTTCGGGTTGGCTCATCAACGCGGTGGAGGGTGAACTGTTCCTTGGCTGCCCGTCGTAGTGCTGTTTCGGCCTGTTTTGGTGGTAGTGCGTCCTCAGCGGTGGCTCCGTTTGGGGTGGCGGTGGATTTGATGTGATCAAACTTCACCACCGCAATACGGGGGTGAGGGTATTGGCCAAGTTTTCTCGAGTCGACCCATTTCTCCGGAAGCATCAGGCCATCAAACCCCACCGGCACGATGCGGGTGACCACGGTTGAGTAGTCCACTGACGCGGTCATGGACAGCAGGTTCTTACCTGCCCGGATTTGCACCCCGTTATCCGCCCCGCGCCTGGCAACTAAAGAGAGGTGGGTGTTGTTGCGGATCAGCTCCCCACCCCAGCGGTTCACGATCCCGTTATCAAGGTCGGGGTCCATCAGGACTGATGCCACAGACACCCTAACGAGGCGGGCTGAGGCACGAGTACTCAGGTTGCTGGTTGCGGTAAAGGGGTGCTTGAACTGCGCCCCAGCAAGGACGCGGTTCAAAGCACCGTTGGCGTCTTCGTTTATGAGGTTGGTATCCATCAAAAGGTTTGCAGCCAAGTCATAGAACACATGCTGCGCCGTCACATGCACCTGGTGATGCTCGCTGGTCTGGAGGTGGTGGATGCGGAAAAACTGGCCCCCAAGTACTGGTGCTGGGCAGCGCACCAAGTTCCCCACCTGCAAGGATGAGGATCCTTTGGCTGTGAGTGGGTAGTCGAACTCCAGGCAGAAAGCGCCACCGAGTTCTTCAGTCACAATCGGGTTGATGATCTGGGCGTCCAATACTGCTAGGCCGTTGTCTGTCGTGACATCTGTCTTGGGGATCGCGTTTGCGGGGTGTGTGGTGATCATTGGTTCCTCCAGCCAGGCTCGATGACGAGCCGCTCAATACCGGCATCGATAACAACCTTGTTCAATCCAGGAGACAGGTACGGGAAACCACCTCGCATGTACTGGTTTTGCGCCACCAGTCCCTTCCGACACTCCATGAGAGAACTGTCGACAGTCAGGGAGTCAGCGTGGATGGTCAAATCAACGCGCGTCGTTCCCATCACGAAAAACACCGAACCAGACCCATAAACCGTCACAACGGGCCTGGAGTAAACATTCCCTGGATTGATGATCGTCCCAGTCTTGGTCAATGTCACCGGAGCGACCCCCGCCAAGTAAGCAAATGGGTCACAGGTGAGGGTGGCTTGGAACTGACCCATCAAAGGCGAAAGTCGGGTTAACTCACTCAGGGTGGCATTTTTGATCTGGTAGAAGACGGTGGGGTCGTGGCGGAAAGCAATCCGCTTCGCGTTCGACAACGCGGTGATGGCTTTGCGCCACGCCCCCATCACATCACCAGAGCGGATGATCAGGTCGAGGGTGATAACCCGATCATTCCACCCTTGCTCGCGGGTCAACGTGCCTTCGCGCCCTGGCACCACAATCTGCTCCACCACCCGCACCGCCGGACTCATCTTCACCGGAGCCGCCAGGTGGAGGCCTAGGTCGCGTCTGGCATGGATGGTTCCATCCAACGTGAACATGCCCCTCTCCTTTCTAAATAGTGAGTGATGGGTTTCGGCGAGCTAGACCGGCTAGGCCTTGGTCGATGCGGGGCGCGAGGCGACCAACCAGAGTGCCGTCATCCAGTACCACCCGAATATCCATGCCCCGTAGTAGTGCGGGCACGACCTCCTCCACTACAGACCGCACTCCATCAGCCGACAGGCCGGCAGGCGTTGAGGATGACAGGCTCGAAGTACTCACGCCTTCAGCCATCTGATCTAAAGCAGCGAACTGGGCCTGGGTCTTGACATCCACTGGGACGTCCAGACCCTCGGTGAGGTCGGCGAACGCGGCGTCGATATCAGCAGCCATCTCGTTGGCGGCTTTGGTGGCGCGCCCTGCGTTGTCGTCGATACCGGCGGCGAGGCCTCGTGCGAGCATTTCACCGGCCCACGCCATCTTCCTAGACGGGGAATGAATCCCGAAGAATGACGTAATCCCGTCCCAAATACTTGAGGCCCATGAGGACACCTGGTTCCATAGCCATCCGGCGAGGCCTTGGATGCCGTTCCACAAGCCCCGCACCAAATTCCCACCCACACTCACCATCTGACTTACGCCCTGCCCAAACGCCGAGACAATCCCCGAAACAATCTGTGGGATCGCAGAGACGATTGTGCTGATGATGGTAGGCAGATTACGAATAAGCGCAGTCAGTAGGGTGACGCCCATCATCATCAGCTGTGGAATATGAGCGCTAATCGCGTTCAACACCGAGCTGATGATTCTGGGGATGGCGGAAACAATAGTGGCGATGATCGTCGGAAGAGCCTCCACCAGTGCGACGAACAGTTCGATGCCAGCATCAATGAGCAGCGGCAACGCCCCGAGGACCGCGTTGATGATGGCGTCAATAATCTCCGGCAATACTGCCACGATCGTTTCGATAATCGTTGGTAGGGCTTCGACCAGACTGGTGAGTAGGGTGATTCCTGCTTCGATGATCTGCGGGATCGCACCCACCAAAAACTCCAGCAGTGACTCAATGAGTGCTGGTAGTGCTTCGATGAGCACGGGGATGGCTTCGATGATGCCTTGGGCTAAACCGGTCACCAACTGCAGAGCAGCATCAAGCAGCAACGGCAGGTTGTCGATGAGTGCTTGGACGATTCCGACGATTGCGGCAATAGCCGCCGGAATCAACTCCGGCAGCGCCTGGCCGATACCGGATGCCAACGTGGCGACCATGGTGGCAGCCGCCGTCGTCAGCTCCGGCAACAACTCCAAGATTCCTTGGACGAGGGCGATGAGTAGTCCGGTTGCGGCCTCGGTAATCGCAGGCAAAGCCTGAATCAAACCATCAGCCAGGCTGGTGACAATCCGCAACGCAGCATCCAAAAACGCAGGCAACTGCTCGCTGATGAAGGCGAGGGCTTCTTGGATGACCTGCCCAAGGGCGGTAATCAGCCCATCCACACCATCCTTCTCAAACGCCTCAGACAGTGCGCTTACCCAGCCGTTGACCATCGGCATCACCGAGCCTGAGAGCATTTCGGTCAGCCCACCAGCCAACTGGCCCTTCAAATTGGCGACGCCATCTTGGAGTGTGGAGAGTTGTCCGTTGAAGGTTTTGGACTGATTCTCCATAGCCCCATAAAACCGGCCACCCTCAGCCGTAGCACTCTCGAAGGCCTGGGCGACCATCTCAGCGCTGATAGCGCCCTTACTCATCTCATCCTTGAGCTCACCGATGCTTTTGCCGGTCTTGCGGGAGATTTCTTCGAGGGGGTTGAAGCCGGCGTTGATCATCTGCATCAAATCCTGGCCCGTCAGTTTCCCTGCGGATGAGACCTGAGCAAACGCCAAAGACAAAGAACTAAATTTTTCTTTGTCGCCTTGGGCCACATCCCCAAGCATCCCCATGTACTTCTGCGCATCATTGGCGCTGATACCAAAGGACATGAGGGTGCGGGTCGCATCAGCCAAATCCTGCATACCGTATGGCGTGGAGGCAGCTTTGGCTTTGAGGTCGGCGACGAGTTTGTGGGCCTTGGCCTCATCCCCAAGCATCGTGGTGAACGAGGCCGTGTAGGACTCCATGGTCGCGTTGTACTGGACGCCATCTTTCATCGCGTCCACGAACCCACGCCCCACGGCTTTGATAGCACTGCCGATGGCTTTGACCCCGGCGACGATGGCCTCACTGGCGAGGTTGGCTTTGAGTACGTCGCCGAAGGAGAGGGCTTTCTTGCCGGTGCCGTCGAGTTCGCTCCCTAGGCCATCAACAGAGTGCTCAAGCTTGTCAGTGTCTTTGGCTGCGTCCCTAGCGTCGTCCCCAGCATTATCAGCGTTATCCCCGAAGGAGCTGAGGGCTTTGTTGTTGTCCTCCAACTCGCCTTCAAGGTCAGCCAACGCCGCCTTCGCATTATTCAACTGGGTCTGCCAGGCCAGGGTGCGCCGGTCAGTCTCCCCGAAGTTCGTCGCAGCGTTTTTCAAGGCTGCTTCGAGGGTGTTGATCTTGTCCTTCTGAGCGCTGATTTGCTCAGCCAGAACTTTGCCTTTAGCGGCGTACTTGGCTTGGGCATCATCAGAGCGTTTGAACTGGGCATCCACCAGCTTCATCTCAGAGCCGAGTACGCGGAAGGACGCGTTGATCTCAGTGATCGCCTTCTTGAACTCCCGCTCACCCTGGAGCGCGATCTTCAGTCCAAAATCTTCAGCCATGAGGGGTTCCTTATGTGGTAAAGCGTGGATAATGGAGATGGAATTTCAAAATGGCTAGTCAGCTGACGTTCCCGCATAATGACAAGAGCCATTTCAGTTTGAACAAGGAGAGTTCCTGATGGGTTTTTGGTCTCGACTACTCAGCTTGGAAAATCCTGATACGGTCGATAAATCAATGAAAAATATCCCCATAAGGGGTGAAATCGGATACTACGGTCTTGAGGATTGGTGGTTACATGAACTTAATGAGTCAGAACGAAAGCTCATCATCAATACCTACAAACCAATGGGTACATCTAATTCAAAATCCACACTCTTAATGAATGAAGTAAAGTCATCGCAAACTACTGCATTTTGGTTGTCAGTTTTAGCTGGATGGTTTAAGCCGAACGACCCCGAGCAGTCTAGATTGATCCTGAAGATTGCTGATAAAGCTTGGCAAGTTAAGGATGACCTATCACCAGCGACCGGAGACGACGCGATTTTTTCAAAGCATCTAGCCCTTGGGGCCTTGGCAGAAATTTATTATCGTTTTCGTGAAAATCCACTACTTCTTGAACGTTGCATAGCTGCCGCTCGGATGCAAGTAGAAATGCAGTCAGAGGCAATGAAAGCCCACATTAGGCAAGAAAAGCGTCTTGCCGCACCTGGAAAGAAAAACCAACCAATTATTTATCCCAGTCACAAAGGGTTCAAAAGGCTGGCAATTATTCTTGAAAAAGAAAAACGCTATGAAGACGCCCTTGAACTGCTGGAGGAAGCTGCAACTAGTAAATGGGATGGCGATTGGGATAAACGAATCGAGCGAATCAAAAAGAAAGCTCGCTCCCAAAAATGTTGAAAATCATCTAAATCCCGTATGGGATAACGTCGTCAATAAACGTTTCCCGCACAGGGGTCGCGGTGCCGGTGTGTTGGCGGTGGCATTCGATCAGGTCAAGTAGTAGGCCGAGGGGCATGTGCCAGGTTTCCGCCTGCCCCAAACCCAGGACAGTTACGCCCCAGTGGAGCAGGCGGATGAACGTGGCCTCATCACTGTCTGCTACTCGGCCTGCTGGTCTTTTCCCACCGGTTCCTGGGAGACAACCTCACGCCTGGTGCCGTTCACCAAAGCGGCCGTGATGGCCTCACGGTAGCCAGCCAAATCAGCCGGACACGTCAGCAACTCAACCAGGTCTTCGGTGAGCAACTCCTGCTTGTCCTCAGGATGGGCAAAGTTGTGGATTTGGATGCCCTGGTTAGCCAGCAGGGTGACGATCCAGATGATCTCACCCAAGGCTTGGTCCATATCCTCACCCGTGAGGAGTTTTTCACCGAGCTGGTCTAGGCCCCCGTAGCGGGCCGCGATCTTACGTGTCGCCCCCGTCGAGAGGACGAGGGTGTACTCACGGCCTGCGATGGTCACAGAAGCGGTGCGGCCATCGAGTGCGGGGTTTTCCATGGTCAAGGTTTCGCTACTCATGATTCAGTCTTCTCCTTCCTGCCTCAGGCGCCCTTGGGGGTGATGGTGGGTTCGTAAACCTTCTTGTACCAATCCGTAATCGTCTGGGCCTTGACTCCATCGGCTCCTTCGGTGACTTCGGCCTTCCACGGGTGCAGGCCGTTCTTCTCCGCCTTGTTACGCCGCATGATCGTCCCCTCAATCGAAGGGGTCGCAAAACTAATGCTGTCGCCCTTGGTGTTCAGGGATGTGGCGGGCGGTGCGAACTTGACCCGATAGAGCCAAAAGTACGTGTACTTACCGTTGGAGCGGCGGGCGCGGAAAGAGATAGCGACCGGCTTGGCCCCATCCTCACTTGTGGCGACCAGGACCTTATTGTCATCGAGGGTGCAGCCGGTCAATTCCGCTGCGACCTCGGGCTTGAGATCATCAATGCCCAGGGTGAGGGTGCCGGATTTGAACTCCTTGACCACCTCTGATGCACCGTCGTCGGCGTAGAGGATGGCCTCTGCTAGTTCGACAGACAACTCTGCGGAGATTGCTTTGGCTAGGGGCTTGGGAGTGGCGTAGGTTTCCTCACCACTCTCGTTTTCGGTGATGGTTGCGTAGTAAAGCTTGTCAAGACCAATCGTGGCCATGGCGATGTCCTCCTTCAAAGACAAATGCGGGTGGATATGAAAAGACCCCCAGACTTAGTGGGGGTCTACTGCGAGGGCGACTTCGATGACGTAATGGTGGTAACCGGCCTCTGGGTCATGCCCGATGTAGCGGCGCTCGGTAATCGTCAGGCCGGCGTTGCGGAGCATTGGTGGGATGTTGGTGGCGTGCAGTTTGTAACTGCCGGTAGTGAAAATGTTGACCCGCACGTACTGGATCTCCACACCAGGCGCGTTGTCTGCGTGCAGGTCATACACATCGGCCAAGGGTGTTAAGACGATGTAGTTGCCTACCTGTTGGGGTGGGAAAGAACCGGTGAACACTGGCATGCCAAGCCCGTTAAACAACCGCATCAGCAACTCAAGGCACTCCATTTACCTCACCCGCCTTTCATCCGGTTGTGCAGGACTTGTTTCATCGCTTCTAAGCAGGCACGGCGAGATGAGGCTCTGGCTGGGCGCAGGAATGGGCGTGGCGTTTGCCCGGCCTTGCCGTATTCGAGGACATTGGCGATCAGGGCGTTCGGCCTATCATCCCTGCGGTTCTCGGTGAAGCCGACTTTCACATTGTGATCACCCCGCCTATCCACCCTCGCCGGAGACAAACCGAGCGCACCAAGGAGTTGGCCGGTAGAGCGAGACTTGCCCTTCGTGCCAGAACCGATTGCGGCACTCAGGTTGCCTCTTACTTTAGCTTCGACTACGCGGCCGCCGGCAGTGACAGCCTCTTCGGCGATGTCGGGCATTGCTGTGGTGATGTGTGCGAATTGTTCCAACGTTTTGGTGGGCATTTTGATGCTGCTTTTAGCCACGGTGCACCTCCTTGCGTAGGAACAGGATGAGGTAGCGGCCTCGGTTTTTCACGTTCTCAATCCCCATGATCGTGAACGTGTTTCGTTCGATGAACACCTGCCCTCCGACCACTGGGGTGAACCCCTTGGGGGTGCGGATGGTTGCCATGGCATCGACTTGGTGAAAACCAGCAAGGTTCGCCCACCTAGTCGTAGCAGAACGCTCCTCAAACGCCCCACGCCACTCATGACCACTGCGCGAAGCCGGGCGGGCAAACCCCTCCCTATCGGCAATCATCTGCGAATCCAAGAAAAGCATGCGCGTACTTAAACGACCAACACCCATCACCACTCACCTCCCTCTTTTTTAGACTTTCCAATCGCGATCCAGAATCAGTAGCCGGTTGACGGTCTCCCACACCCGGGCGGCGGCATGCGTGTTATCAGCGAAAAACCCGCCGGTCGAGCCGTCCCTGGATTCGTAGAAGTGGGTGGCCAGCATGATCACCGCACGGTATGTCGACTCCGACAACGGGTGATGCTCGTAGTGGCCTGGGGGCAGGTGCTGGTAGGAGGTGGCGTAATCCAATCCCGCCTGAATCAGTTCACCCAGCAACTCATCATCCTGGGAATGCTCAAGCACCAGATTGGCCTTGAGCGCCGACAGGAACTCGCCTTGGTTAAACATGCGTGACATGGCTTTACGCCACCTCCCCTCCAACAACTGGCAGTGGGTTACTGCTTCTGAACAAGGACCTTGACGGCTTCAGGCAGAATCAACTTGCCGTCGACGCGTTGGGTTGCCATGAACCCCACCTGACCAGTGGTCGCAAACAGTTCATTGAGGCGCTTGAAAGAGCGGCCCGCACGGTCAGCAATCCAGTAGTAGGACAGGTCACCGAAGGCCACGGTCTTTGCCCCGGCCTTAATCTCCGGCACAAAGCTGGAGGTATAAATGGGGCGGCCTAGAATCATGTCCGGGGAACCTGCAGTCAAAGCGGGCTGCCACAGGTACTGGCCCTGATTGTCCTTCAGCTTGCGAATCGCCTTGACCGTGGAGTCGTTGGTCAGCCACACGGCGTTCTTCCGATACGGGCTACGCAGCGCATAGAACAAATCGATGAGTTCGTCTGCGGTGATCGCGGTCTGGCCGGCAGCCTTCAGGCCCTCCTGTGCACCATCAGTCTTGTGGAAGATACCGGTGGGCTTATTAGACCCATCCCCAACAAGGAACGCCTCTTCTTCAGCAGCGCCGATCCTGCGCCCGAACTCGTTTGCCAGGTAGGCCTCGATGTTGAACGCAGAGTCAGCCAAGAGCTCTTCACTGACCTTGATGAAGGTGGAGAGTTTATAAGCCCCCAGCGTGACTTGCTTGAAAGCCTCATCAGACTCGGTGACTGCTGCCCCTTCATCGAGCCAGTTAGCCTTCCCGTGGGTCGCCACGACAGGGATCTTACGATCACCCGATGTGGTGGTAATCCGCTTAGCCAGAGAACGAATAATGTTCTCCTCGTTGAGCGCTTCGACCAAAGTGCGTTCGAACTCGTCCGGTACTAGGTAGCCGCCTTCAGTGTCAGCACCTTCCTTCAAGTCGTTGCGTACTTCGAAGGGGTTGGTGGCCATGCGCATGGCGTTCCAAAAGTTCTCGCGGTATTCATCCGTAGCCCGGAACGGCACATGTTTATGCCCCTCAGGAGCCACGGACCCAGGGGTCATCGCCAAAGGCGCGGCCACCGGCTTAGAGAGCTGTGCGTCAAGCTCGGCGGCGCGTTCAGCGCGCGCGATCTCGCGACCGAAGGCTTCGATTTCGGCTTCCATACGAGCGTAAGTCTCATCATCCTCAGCCGTCAGGATCCCGTTATTGGCGCTTTGGCGTTCAGTGAGGAAGGCCTTGGCTTTCTCCCAGGTCTCGGCACGGCGGGTTCGCAGGTCATTAATCATCGTTGTAGTCATGATGTGTCCTTTCAAAACACAAAGGGGTGGATTGGGTATGAGAAAAGCCCCGGCGCATCGGGCGCTAGGGCTTCAAGTGATCGAGGGCGGATAACAGGTCGCTGACCGCGCGGCCAGCAGGTGGCGGTGGATCAGGCTCCGCTACTAGTGGGAGTGGTTCTTGGCCACCAGTGAGGTCTGCGTTGATGGCATCCAACAGTGAGTTGGTGACAGCGCGACGGGAAAACACCATCGCGGACACGGGCTTATCGGGCTGTGCGGCCGGGAACGGCGAGCCAGGAGTGATCAGTCCGTCTGCGAAACCAAGCTCAATAGCTTTGTTCACGTCCATCCAAGTCTCCGCATCCATCAACTCACTGAGCTCCGCGCGGCTAAGGTGGCTGCGCAGTTCGTAGGCGTTGAGGATGGATTCCTTGACCTCGGCCAACATGGACACCGCGCGGAGCATCTCCTCGCTGTCGCCGATGGCGGCGGTCATGGGGTTGTGAATCATCAACATCGCAACCGGCGACATGAGCACCTCGCTGCCTGCCATCGCGATGACGGATGCGGCTGATGCGGCGAGGCCGTCGATTTTGACGGTGACGTGTCCTGGGTAGTCCATGAGCATCGAATAAATCTCGGCAGCCGCCACTACATCCCCACCAGGGCTATTGATCCACACGATAATGTCACCATTACCGCTCATGAGTTCGTCGCGAAATTGCTGGGGTGTGGTTTCGTCCCCGAACCAAGACTCCGGCGCAATCGGCCCACGCAGTTCTAGTACGCGCTTGCCATCCGGGCTGGTGGTGTAATCCCAAAATCGCCTGGTGCTAGTGGGTGTCTTCATGTTCGGGTCGGCTCGTGTTGTCGCCGTCATCTGCATCCTCCTCGCTTTCACTATTGATGTCGTTTTCTTGTGCTGGTTGGCTATCCCGCATCTGGCGGTGGGTGTAGTAGCTACCCGCTTGGTTGAGTGGGAGCATGTTGCCGTTAACCAGGTAAAGGTCCCCGCCATCCTCGGTTGAGATGAGGTCGAGGTTCTCTAACTGGCGGATGTCGTTGGCGCTCATCCACCCGTTCTGGCGAGCAACCGCATACCCCTGCATCCGCGACGCGTAATCCCCACGCAACAGGCCCTCAAGATTGAAGGCGATTGAGTACTTCTCCCGGTCAGCCCCGGTGAGCAGGGTTTTGGTGAGGGCTTGTTCCCACCTGATCACCCAAGGGTCAAGCGTGTATTTCACGAACTCGAGGCTTTGTTGCTCAATGTTGGAAAAGCTGCTCTTTTCGAGGTCGCCGACCATGTGTGGTGGGATGCGGAAGATACGGGCGATTTCGTTGATCTGGAACTTGCGGGTCTCCAAGAACTGCGCCTGCTCCGGCGAAATGCCGATAGGCGTGTACTTCATCCCCTCCTCGAGCACCGCGATCTTGCCCGCATTCTCGCTGCCGCCGAAGGTGGACTGCCATGATTCGCGTACCCTTGCTGGGTCACGAATCGTGCCCGGATGCTCAAGCACCCCACCGGGCGCGGCACCGTTGGCAAAGAACCTAGCCCCGTATTCTTCACAGGCCAGCCCCATGCCAATCGCGTTACGGGCCATCTGAATCGGGCTGTAACCAACCAGCCCATCAAAACCGAGCCCGGGAATATGGAGGACGTCGGCTGGGGATAAAACAACCACCGGCGGCTTACCGGTGGTTTGAGGACGATAGGTGTAACGCAATAGGCCCGTGTCCGGATCCCTATCGACAATCATCTGCGATGGTAGTAGCGGGTATAGGCCGATGACCTCACCGCGCCCGTTCCTGATGACTTGGGCATAAGCGTTACCCCACAGCAGCAGGTGGGTCATGAGGGTCTCGCGGAACACAAACGAGGTCATCTCCGCGTTCGGCTCATCATGGAGCACCCGATACAACGGATGGGTGGTCGCTCGTTCGTTGCCACCCGTGCTGCCTTCGCGCTGCTGGTACAAGTGCAGCGGTAGGGATGCGACGGCCTCAGCCAAAATACGGACACAGGCGTAGACGGCAGTCATCTGCATAGCCGAGCGCTCCGTCACCGTCTTACCGCTACTAGTTGGAGATGCGAAGAACTCAGTATTGGTCAACGACCAACTGTTTGTCGGTTCGGGTGGTTTGAGGCCGAGCCAGGATAGGAAGCCCATGCGTTTGTTCCTTTCAGGGAGGACAATGGAAAAAGGAAGCAGCGTGTTTTAGAGAGGTGGTAAGTCTGCTGTGGTGGCTGGTAGGAGCCGTACTTGTGTTGTTCCTTTGGCATGAGGTCGAGGAATAACGAGTTTTGCTGCCATGGCTACACCGCAACCGTGAACACCTGCTCGCACTGATGAAGAATCTGAGGCTCCAACCGGTAGCGTTCACACGGATCGCCCTTGAAGAGTTGACACTCTTGAGCGTGATCGCACTGTTTTTGCCGCCGGTGTGGTTTACAGCCGCCACGATTGCTTACGGATTTCACCTAGCCGTTCATTGCGTCCAGATGCTTGTGACCTACCAGCGTGGCTGCTTCCTGCCTCAGTGGTCAGCCCCCATCCAGTTGCCGATCGTGGCACTACTGATATGGGGCATGTCCCATCACCACAGCAGCGGTCTGCTGACCGCCAGCCTCATCATGATCGGCGTCATGGTACTGAACCTGGTGCTCATGCATGCTCTGACCGTCCGCCTACAACAGCAGTAGCCCGCGCCTGTCGTAGACCGACTCGCTGGCTGGGCCTACTCCGCATCTGATGGCTCTGTCTAGGCCCATGATGGTGACGACAACGCCGTCAATCTTCTCAGTGGATTTTTCTTTGTCGGGTTTGATGTTGCCAGCTGGGCGTCAGTGCATACATAAAAATTTACAACAGATATTATTGCTATAAGGGTAGTTATTTCACTAGCAGTGTTCAGCGTAAGTATTAGAAGATTTACTCCCATTAGACGCTGGTCAAGATAGGTTTAATACCGCGGACAGTATACACATATGTGAATACGCAAACAGTCCACAAACAGGCCGTAAAAATAGCGGCATAGATTAGGGTTGATTCGAAATAATGTAGCGCGCCACTTGGCATCCAATACAACATACCGCTCGACTGTCCCAGCCAATAAAGTACCACCCACACCGGCAAACTTAGCCGCCCGTATTTGTGCCCAATTAGGGCTATGGTAAGCATCGTCAAGCTTAGGATAATAATCCCTTGTAGGCCGCTAAACATCTGAAACCCGACGCCATGTGAGAAGAATTCTTTATCAAATACCACCTGGCCGGGACGAAATTTAAATCTGGGAGCACTCCAGATACTCCACATCACCCCGAGCGGAGATACCAACAAAATCAGAACAGAAATAAACAAAATTTCGGTGAAAGCTCGCAGTCGCATTGGGCGAGGGCTATTCAACTCCACCCAGGGCATTCGCGGCAAAAAACAAAGCAAAGCTACCCATGTGAACACCAATACTGCGATGGTAGACGGCTTCACGGCAACAACAAAACCTGATGAGGGCAGATAAAATATAACCCCTACTAGGTGCGCCACGTAAACAGCTAATACCCATGCGCATACACTAACAATCACCGGATAGAGAAAGCCAGGTCTTGGTTTCATCTACTCAATCCCTTACCTGAAATTTTCCTTACTTAACTTGCAGGTGGCGATGGAGTCTCGATGCTTAAGTAACCATTGCTGATATTCGGCTGTGGACAATTTAGTCAGGAAGGCCAGTTGAGGGCTTGCATCAGCCGAAATCGTGTGTTCGCTTTCCTGCCCAGTTTCCTCGTTGACACCATAAACGAGATCCATCGGCAGCTTCGCACGCAACAGCAGGGAATTTCGCAAATCGTCATAAAACTGAGCTTGATTTGAGCAAGCATCGCTATGCCCGCCACTTGCGAAAATGTTGTAGGCAATATTGCTAAAAGTCACCTGCTCCCATTCTTGGCGAGTTTTGAAGTTACCAGGATTTTGCAGAGTAAGCGGGCCAATAATCGCACCTTCAGCAAAACCGATTGGGGTTTTAGGGTCAACCCAAGCGTTGGGTAACTGTGCAAATAATTGCTGGAAATGCTCCTTCAAACTAGGTATTAGTGTTGCTTGGGCAATAGGCAAGCACAAACGATACTCGCCTATTACCTCACACTTTTGACGATCGTCCTCGTACTTGGTTAGTACCGGAGACATCAAAATGCTGGACGCAAACACAAGCGCAGGCGCCAGAAGATATACTAAACCGACAATGGCAAAGCTCCTCCGCCCCGTAAGCGCATAAGAATTGAAACGCATCAGCGCATACACCCCGCAAACACTTAGCAGAACGAAGTAAACCAAACGAATCAGCTCAGTGGACATCACAAAATCAGTGGGGTAACTTACTAGGCTAGTACCCCACATAAACGCTAGCGAGAGGCTCGACTTACCGGTTCCTGCCAATAAAAATACGTTCATAATAACCGGCACAAAAACCACTAACGCAGACAAAAGTGGGGTAAGCACGAGCTTCCACTTCGGCGGCAACAGGTTAGCTAAAACCATCGCCAATGTTGCCGCAGCAAACAACGAGATTATCAAAACAAGAAAAGCTATCAAGTCTATGAGCCTAAACCTCACTGCTGCGCTGCGTACTAACATATAGCCCCAGCCGAGTATAGGTCCAACTACTGCTGCGCCCCATATCGTAAATGCAAAAGGAAGGATTCGACGGGTAGGCGAGAGCACTGTGAGCGGCCCAATCACCACTGACTTTTTACCTTGCGGGTCAAAAAATATGGCAGCTGCCAACCCGATAATCACCACAGGTACGATTAGCTGCTCTTGCAGCTGAGGAATTACCACTCGTAAATCTGGGTTCGGCCAGGTGGGAATGAGTGCCACCGATTGCACCAGACACACCAGAGCTAAAAAGGCAGTCAGACCCAATAGCCACCAGGTTTTTATAGGGAAAATCAGTCCACGCATCAGCCTTAGCCTTTCCCCTACTGCCTATTCGGAATACGCGCCAAAGCCGCCTGATACCCACATTCGAGGATGTTCAACCCTGGTGAAGGGTTGCGCTCGCCCAAAGCATTAAGGTCATCCACTGTACCGTCAAAAGTAATCAGTCCTGAGTTCATCACCAACACACGGCTGGCCACTGCCGCTAAATCCTCTACTAAATGCGTAGAAATCAAAATCACAGATTCACGCGACAATTCAAGCAGAAGGTTACGGATACCGGCCCGTTGTAGCGGATCTAAACCCACCGTCGGCTCGTCCAACAGAGCAACGCGAGGGCGATGCACCAACGCACAGGCAATACCTAGGCGCTGGCGCATCCCACCCGAAAGTGAACGAGCTAACACGTTAGCTTTCCCACCCAAATGGGTAATCTCAAGAATCTCACTAATGGCTCTACCGGCTTCATTCCTATCGATACCATGCGCCCACGCTGCATAAATGAGGTTGCGCTCGACTGTAACAAAATCCATCAAATCGAAATGCTGTGGTAAATAGCCTAGCCGCCGTTTTTCTGAGCGATCCATTCGAGTTAGAGACTTACCATTGATAAGGATTTCGCCTTTCTGCAAAGGTAACATTCCCACCACAGATTTCATCAACGTTGATTTGCCCGCACCGTTAGGTCCCAAAAGCCCGTAAACACCAGGCTCGGCGCGTAGCGAAACCCCTTTTAGTGCATGAAAATTGCGATAGGAAAAATGCAGATTGCGAATTTCAATCATGCGAAATCACGGCCTACAGTTGAATGTCAGGCGAATACTTCACTGCTCCAGTTGAAGACTCAACATAAGTATACACATATGCGCCTTTACCAGCAGTTGAAGTTTTCGCAGAGACATCGAGTTGAATCGTATTTACCGGGCCCTTCTGATTAACTGCCAAGCGAGTGTCTGGCCCCCAGTTGTTAGTCCACATGCTAACCCGGACCCAGTCCACCGTATTGATACACCCATGCCGTCCACCAATACCTTTTACGTAACTACCTGAAATGGTAGGACGGTAACTGTAAAGTTCACAAGGCACATGCGCCCTGCTGCGCTCGGCAGCATTAGCTATTGAAATACCACCCACAGTACCTATAGTCAACGCAGTAATCAATGCAAGTCCCGAGAACTTCCTAATTGCTGAATACTTCATTGTTAGCTCCTTTGCTATTCAAATTAATTGGAAGTATTTGCATTTTCATCATACTTTACATCATCTAATAAATCAATCATGATTAAATACTTTTCATGTTTTCTATATAACCAGCAATCCTCGCTTATCGTAGACGCTCTCGCTGGCTGGCCCGACCCCGCATCTGATTGCTCGGTCTAGCCCCATGATGGTGGCCACGACACCGTCGATTTTCTCGGTGGATTTTTCTTTGTCGGGTTTGATGTTCCCAGCCGGATCTTGGCGGATGAAGATGTTGTCCATCATCCACCGCAAAACCGGATGCCCATCATGAGCCAACTTGCCCTCCAGCACCAGCTTCATTAGCTCTTTGGTTGGTGGGGACATGTCTTTGAAGCCTTGGCCGAACGGGACGACGGTCAGACCCATGGCATCGAGGTTTTGGGTCATTTGGACAGCGCCCCACCTATCGAACGCCACCTCCCGCAAATCAAACTCCTCACTGATTTGCTCGATGGCTTGTTCAATCGCCGCGTAGTGGACGACGTTGCCCTCGGTGAGGTTGAGGTGGCCTTGGCGTGCCCAGAGGTCGTATGGAACCCGATCACGCAAGACACGGCGGTCAATGTTGTCCTCGGGAATCCAAAAGTGCGGGAGGACAAAGTATGGCTCATCAACGTCTTCTGGCGGGAAGACTTGGACGAACGCCGTGATATCCGTGGTGGATGAGAGGTCAAGCCCGCCGTAACAGACCCGGCCCCGCAGTTGGTCTGGGGTGAAATGGCGTTGGCAGTTATCCCAGGCGTGCATGGGCATCCACCGCACGGACTGTTTCACCCACTGGTTCAATCTGAGTTGGCGGAAGGAGTTTTCTTCGGCCGGGTTTTGCTTCGCACTCTCACAGGCGGCCCTCACTTTGTCGATGCCGACCGTGATGCCTAGGGATGGGTTGGCTTTCGCCCAAACGGTTTCGTCGGTCCAGTCATCGTCTTGGTCTGCTCCGTAAATGACTGGGTAGAAGGTGGGGTCGATCTTCCTGCCCTCAAGGATGTCTTGGGCTTTTTGGTGCGTCTCATAGCAAATGCTGTTCGTGTCTGACCCTGCCGTCGTAATCAAGAAGTAGAGGGGCTGGGTGCGGGCATCGCCGGAGCCTTTGGTCATGACGTCGAAGAGGCGGCGGTCGGGTTGGGTGTGCAGCTCGTCAAAGACCACGCCGTGAATGTTGAACCCATGCTTGGAATACGCCTCAGCCGAGAGAACTTGGTAGAAGCTGTTGGTGGGCTGGAACACGATGCGCTTCTGGGAGGCAAGAATCTTCACCCGGCGGGACAGTGCCGGTGAGTTGCGGACCATGTCGGCTGCGACCTCGAACACGATGGATGCTTGCTGTCGGTCTGCTGCGCACCCGTAGACCTCGGCCCGCTCTTCACCATCCCCACACGTGAGCAACAGTGCCACGGCGGCAGCGAGCTCGCTCTTGCCCATCTTTTTGGGGATTTCAACGTAGGCGGTGTTGAACTGCCGGAACCCATCCGCCTTGAGGGTGCCGAACAGGTCACGGATGATCTGCTCTTGCCAATCAATCAGTTCGAAGGGTTTACCGGCCCAGCGGCCTTTGGTGTGGGTTAGGGCCTGGATGAACGCAACCGCATAATCAGCAGCATTACGGTCGTAGTGGGAGCCGTCTGCCATGAAACGAGTCGGCTCATAACTACTCAGGCGACGCATCATGGTTTGCTCCCTTCCTGGTTTGGTGGTTTGCGGCAGTTCTCTGTACGGGAACCGACTGGACTGATGACGGCCGGTAAGTGATTGCGGGGCATAGAAAAGGCCCCACCGACTTGGCGGAGCATCAGCGTTGAAAAAGGCCAGGCCCCGGCGGTCGGCTCGGGGTGGCTTGCCTAGGAGGCCTAAGCGTTGTTGATTGCCCAGGTCAAGGCTTCTGGGTAGCCTTCGGCGCGCATGTAGTTGTTGTCGAAGCCTTCTTCGTTCCAGGTGGCTAGCTGGTAGGTGCCACCGGGTTGTTTGGTGTAGATGGCGGGGACTTTGCGCCACCCGGTCGCATTCGCCCAGGTGGTGTAGATCAGCGCGTATTTGCCTTCTCCGATTGGGATCCAGACGTTGTCGATGCCGTGGCTTCCCACCCGGGCTGCCTCATCCTCATCGTTGATGATTTGTGGGGCTGGGTGGATGACCTTGGTGTCGGCCTCGGTGTAGACCTCGTCCTCGGTCTTGACTACCTGGGTGATGCCTTCGGTGTGTGCGGCGTCTAGGCCGGCTTGGAAGGCCTGCTCCATCAGGCGGCGAAGCGACCCGATGGTCATTTCGGCCCAGTCGAAGCCATCGGAGCCCCTCGATAAGAGAGTGTCGATGCCGGCGTATTCGTCAGCCTTGGCAATGGCCTCGAGGCGGATGCGAAGCGCCCCGGTGGTGATGACTTCGGTTTCTTCCTTGGTGGTATTCTTGGTGTTCATTGTCGTTGTTCCTTTCGGCTTGCTGTGTTCCTGTGTTCCAGGTGTTACAAGTAAGCCTTAGAAACACACCTTTATCCAGTCATTTCCCCTTGAAAACAGAGGGAAAAGTAGCGGTGTACATCTCTAACCCAGCACCCCGGACAGGCTCTGGTTTTGGTGGTAAAAAAAAACCGCAGCCACCAAGCATTGGGTGGTGCGGTTTGGTCTCGCGGTTCTGCCTGTCTAGGCGGGTTAGTGGGTGATGGCCCAGGCGATCGCGCTGCCATTGTCCGCGAAGTACTCATCCGAGGAGGCTTCGAGGCTCAGGGCGCATTCGCTTACCGGTCTGGCGTCCTTGCCCCAGCCGGGGATCGGGACCTCGGCCAGGCGGTAGGTTTCGGCCTGCCAGCCGTTGTCCTTTCCGCTCAGGTAGCGGTAAGTGGCTACCAGGATGCGGTCCCCGTGTTGGAGGATGATGCGCTGTGCGGTGGTCTCGGCCAGGGTCTCCATCGTGGTCTTCGTGGTGTTCATTGTGCTTGCCCTTCCTTGCGGTGTAGGTGCTTTGTTCTTGTGTAACTATTAGTCACTTACACCGGCGGTTTTATCCAGTCGTTTCCCGCTTATTTGCAGGGGTTTTCTAGAGGTGTACATCTCTAGTTCACGGCCTGTGCGTGGGCGAAGCCGATACGGTAGGCATCAATGAGTATGGCACGCAACTCAACCGTGTCGATTTCGAACGGCCCGAGCTCCTCACACCTAGTTGGGGTCAGGGTGATGAAGTCTGGTTCGTAGTCCTCACAGACCACTTCTAGGGCGCGAATTACTTCAACGGGTGCTTGGCCCTGCTCGGCGGCGTACCAGGCGGTTGCCCACTCGGGCACTCCCAGGCAGGCCAGCCCCTCAGGCAGCCCACTGTCGGCCTGCATCGGGGTGTATTCCGTGGTCAGGGTGGGGGCGGGGATGGTTGCGGTGGTCATTGTTGTCTCCAGATTTCTCGGTGGTCAGCGGGTGCTGGCCGGTTACTTGTGTCAACAACAATCAACGCTTACTTCCACAGTTATATCCAGCCCAAAAGCCGCTTATTCACCGGTTAATAGTAGCGGTGTGCATCTCTTGCAAAACACCAACCAGCACCCCGGGGTGGGCGCTGGCCAGCGGTGCTTTAGAGGAGCGTGTAGGAGTCCTCCCCAGGCACCAGCCCCAAGGTGGAGCCGTTATCCCAGTTGACGTGGATGGTCCCTAGGTCGTCAACATTGTTGATAGTGCCCTCCGCACCTGGGGTGAGGCTGGTGTAAGGGTCACTCGTGTCATCGAGGCGGATCCTGCGCCCCACCAGCGAGCCTTCTTTTGTGTCTGCTTCTTTTGGTGGGGTTCGCCAGGCCGCCGACCCAGACAGGTCACCCATCAGCGTCTTGCGTAGCGCTTTGTGTTCGGGGCCGATGAAGCCCAGACGTAGCAGGAAGCAGCGCATCGCATACCTCGGGTTACTTTCCTCCTTAGGCTTGGCGGTCACACGTTTGGCCTCCATAGCCATGGTGAGCATCGCACCAATCAACTCGGTGAGGGCATGAGCCTGAGCTGGGGTGCAGGGGCGGGCAGTCCAGGGCATCCGCACTTCATCGTCAGTGACCTCGATAGGCAGGGCCTCAAGGTCCAGTGCAGCCTGAATCAGCGGACCCTTCGCACCCACCAGCGCCTGGAACCGCTCCAAGGCAGCGTCAGTGAGGGCGCTGCGTGGGATGGTGACAGTCACGCCGTCAGCCACCAGCTCCTCTGGCTCCGCCTCGCCGGGTGTGGCTTGGGGTTTGGTGGTGCGGGGTTGTTTGGTTTCGAGCCAGTGGCGTAGGTCGAAGAGGTTGTCTGGGTAGAAGTCATCCTCCCCAAGCAGCCCCAGCAGGTCGCGCACATCCTTCTTAGAAGGCCCCTTACCCTCCCACCTGATCGTGCCGTTACGGGCGACGGTGGCGGGGCCGACCTGGTACTCGTAGCTAGGTGCTCCCAGATACTGGGCTCTAAGCCCGTAGAGTGCTCGGAGGTTAGTGACGATGGTGCCGCGTTTACCGGCCGGCAGATCGTAATCGAAGGTGATGCTCATGGTTGTGTGTTCTCCCTTGTGGCTTGTCGGGTTTTTCTGTCAACAACATGAACCCTTAGAAACACAGGTTTATCCAGTCCAAACCGGCTTAAACGCCAAGGAATGTAGCGTTCTAGAGCACACCTCGAAGTAAGGTTTTGGCTGCCCCGGACAAGCGGTGGCATCACTTATCCGGGGCCAAAAAGCCAGCCAGTTCCCACACAGAGAACTACCCCTCACCCTCACTGTCGGAGTCGGGTTGGGCCTGTTCAAAGGACAACTCCTGCCCATCACGGATGACTTTGATTCCGGAGGTGGCTCCTGCGAGCTCGCGGTAGCGGTTGATGATGACATCGGCGTACTTCGGATCGAGTTCAACCAGGCGGGCTACGCGCCCGGTCTGCTCAGCCGCCACCAAAGTAGAACCAGACCCGCCGAAAGCATCAAGAACTATCTGATTCGACAGCGAGCTGTTCAAAATCGGGTATGCGATGAGCTCCACCGGCTTCATCGTGGGGTGGTCCGTGTTTTTGCGGGGCTTATCGAAGCGCCAGATCGTCGATTCTTTGCGTCCGGTGTACCACTGATGGCGTCCCTTCTTCTTCCACCCAAAAAGCACCGGCTCATGCTGCCACTGATAAGGCGAACGCCCCAGCACAATGGATTGCTTGACCCAAATACAACAACCAGACAGGTAGAACCCGGCGTCGTCGAAGGCCTTACGGAACGCATAACCCCCAGTATCGGAATGGAAGACGTAAATGGAGGCGTCATCAGCCATCACCGTCTCAAGGGCAGTGAAGGCTTTGGTGAGGAAAGCGACGAAGGAGTCGTTGTCCATGTGATCGTTCTGGATAGAACCAGCCGAGCCTTGATAGTTGACGTTGTAGGGCGGGTCAGTGACCACCAGATTCGCCTTCTCATCACCCATCAAGGCTGCGAAGGTGTCTGGGTTGGTGGAGTCTCCGACGATGAGGCGGTGGCGGCCGAGCTGCCAGATGTCGCCGGTGCGGGACATTGCGGGTTTGGCTAGTTCTGCCTCGACATCGAAATCATCCTCTTCGATTCCACCGGCTAACTGGTCACGGAAGAGGGCGTCGACTTCGGCGGGGTCGAAACCTGTCAGGGTCACATCGAAATCCTCAGCCTGAAGGTCAGCAATCAACAGGGCCAGTTTGGACTCATCCCACTCACCCTTGACCTTATTAAGCGCCACGTTCAACGCTTTTTCTTTGGCCTCGGGAAGATCAACGACCACGCATTCAATTTCGGTGTGTCCGAGTGCGGTGAGGACCTTGAGGCGCTGGTGGCCTCCCACCACACGCCCGGTCGCCTCGTTGAAAATGACCGGTTCGACGTAACCAAACTCCTCGACTGACCTCTTCAACTTTTCGAACTCGGGGTCGCCTGGTTGGAGGTCTTTGCGGGGGTTGTAGTCCGCCGCCTGCAACTTGTCCACGGGGATGGTTTTGATGTTCATGCTCATCGCTGCGCCTCCTCGTTGGTTTCGCAGTGGCGGGCCTTGGCGTGATCGATAACTTGGGTTTTGAGATCCCAAGCACCAATGGTGTCTTCCCATCCGGGGTAGGCACCGTTTATATATCCGAAGTGTCCGTATGCGCTGTAGCGAGCGTAACCATGGCGGCGCAGTTTGAAACGATCGATGATTGCGCCCGGCCGCAAACTGTAGAACTCCAACAGTGCTAGGCGAATATCCTCATCAGACACTTCTGGAATATTGGTGCCGTGGGTGTTGATGTCGAAGGCGACCGGGTCGGCCTTTCCAATCGCGTAACTAATCGAGACCGTGCAGCGCTTGGCAAGACGGCTCGCTACCACCTGCTTGGCGAGGAAGCGCGCCATGTAAGCACCCGTGCGGTCGACCTTGGTCGCATCCTTACCAGAAAACGCGCCACCACCATGGGGTGCATGACCACCATAGGTGTCAACCATGAGCTTGCGACCCGTCAGGCCTGTGTCTGCTCCCGGGCCACCTTTGACGAACCGGCCCGAAGGATTCACAAGGACGGTGGTGTACTGGAGAGTATCGATTCCGATCGCCTCTAAGCATGGGGCGACAATCTTAGAAATCACTTCCCGGCGCAGCTCCTCTAGGTCCTTGGCCGCATTGTGCTGGATGGATACGACGACGGTGGGTGCAGTAATCGGCGTGCCATCCTCATCAACGGTGAGGGTGACTTGGGCTTTGCCATCCGGGCCGATACCAGCAATGGTTCCTTGCTCACGCGCCTGGTCCAAGCGGGCGCAAATCTCATGCGCAGCAACAAGTGAGGCTGGCAAGAAATCCTTGGTAGCATCAGTGGCGTAACCATAGACGCTGCCCTGATCACCTGCGCCAAGATCCGAGAACGCCCCCGCGTGTTCCGCGCCACCTTCGCGGGTCTCCAACGCCGTGTCCACCCCACCGGCGATGTCACTGGACTGCTTCGTGACGTTGACACTGACGAGGTATTTCCAAGGCTGGTAGCCGAGCTGGGCTAGGGTCGAGCGCACTACTTGGCGAATCTTCACCTTGCCGTTGCAGGTGATTTGCCCGGCAACGGTGATGAGGTGGTTGGATGCCATAACCTCTACCGCGCAGCGTGAAGCGGGGTCTTCCCATAGACACTCATCGAGAATCTCATCAGCAATCCGATCACAGAGCTTGTCTGGGTGACCGGCACAAACAGACTCACTAGTCTCTAAACGGATAGCATGCGGGGTCTTTGAAGTTAGAGCAGTAGAAGTCATGGTTAGTCCTTTGAAGTAATCAGTAGGGAAAACAGGTAGACCCCCACCAAAAACGGTGGAGGCCAAAAAGAAAGAAGACAGACCCTAGTTAGCGGCTTTGCAGGAGCCTCTCCATCGGGTCCGAAGGTAGCGGGGTGTAATCGGTGGTGCAGTTGGCTTTGACGATGTCGAAAATCTCGTACCAGAGCACATTCGCCTGCTTCTGAAACGACTGCGACATGGCCACAAACGGGCTGGCGATCGCCGCCCCAGTGGTGGGGTGTTTGCCGAGCAGGCCGAAATCACTGATGGCTTTTTCGCATTGGATGAAGCGGGCGAACGACTGCGCATATGCTTCTAGCAAGCGTTTGGAGACGAATTGGGTGCAGCCCTTGTCGGCCAGCCACTCCCAGGTCTCCCGGTAAATCTCATCCGCACCCAAAGGCGAACCATCACGCTGCATCGCCGCTAGATATGCGGAGGGCTCTGGCATATCCACACCAGACAGAAGCGCGCCCTCGTCCGTGTCGCTCCCGGTGAAGTCATACGGCTCAGGCGGACCATCCACGCTCAGCACCCGCCCGGTGCGGCCATCGGCCAGGCGGTCTGCGAGGGGTTCTGGTTTGGTGCCTGCGCGGACGCGGCGTCCGCCCCTGTTCGTACCATCACGAGCCATACGATCATTCACCTCCAAACGGGTCAAATAAACGCGAAGTAACGAGCAAAAACCCGCACACAGGCGGGCCAGAAAAGTGCGGGTGGGAAAGTCGATGGGGGTAATACCCTGTCTGATTCGGGGAGTTTGTGCGCGAGGGGCCACGCCCGCTGAAACCCCAAGAGGCTGTAGAGATTGAGACCGCCCCTCCCCAGAGTGGGGCCAGGGTCCAAAGCCTGAGGTAGCCCTCGGGTTTCGTCAGTAGGTGTAGACCTGCGACCCGGCAGACCCGGTATTTCGCCACCGGTCACCATCTAGGGCCGTCTGCCTGGAGTGGCAGGGCTTGCACAGGCTCATGAGGTTGTTCTCGTCGTGGGTGCCGCCGTGTGAGAGGGGCCGGATGTGGTGGACCTCAGCTACCGGTGTCAGCCGTCCTTCCTTCTCGCATTGTTCACACAGCGGGTGCTTGGCAACGTACTGTGCGCGGATCTTGCGCCACGCACTGCCGTAGCGTTTGTTGATCTCGGGGTCACGCTCGTAGCGCCGGTAGTTGGTGTCGGCTTCCTTGGCGTGGGCTTCGCAGTAGCGAGCGTCGGTGAGGGCTGGGCAGCCAGGCCAACGGCACGGAGTCTTAGGACGCCTGGGCACTGGTGCTCACCACCCTCCTCAACGCGGGAACCCCAGCAACCAAACTGGCTACTGGGGCTCCGGATACATTTTCAAGTACTTACAGTATAGCGGGTCTGCAAGCACAAACGCGTCCGCATTTTGTCCACCTCGAAACTGACTTCACACGGGAATCCCGAGAATCTTTTGGAAGTAGATGCGAATTGACTCTTTCGGGATAACTTTGCGCGAGGTTTGTTCAGATGTCAGGTTCTCACGTGCACGCACGTCAGACCAAGGGCTCCCTTGGATATGCGTTATCTCGCTGAGTTCGTCTCCGGACAGTGAACCGTAGTTATTAATTACGGCACGTAGGATCGCAGACTCGGTTGCAGTCAGATTCTCCGCATTTCCCCTTGTAAGCATAGAGGAGGACACGCTGTAACAACCTCGATGGTATTGGTACAGCTCCATGTTCACCGGCCCAAACTGCCATGCCTCGAAATCTTCTTTGAAAAGGGGTTGACCCGTGAGCGCCAGAACCCACCCTTGAGCGAAGAAGTTCAACTTCTGTAGCTTTTGTGTCGAGATTCCGTTGCGATAGTGAGACAAAACGGCTTTCGAAACATCAAAAATATCAGCCATGGTCGACCTCCTTCCCTGACACCAGTCTACTCTCAAGGACGCCTTGAAGCTCCTCGACGCTCTCAAGCGAAGCGAGTTCTGGTTCCACATCATTGGCCGCGTCGGCCAATAGGTCAAGACCATGAGCGAGCAGTGTTGCGATTGTTTGGCCGATGGCTTGGTGTTCCTGATTCCAAGCCACGAAGTCTCTGGAGTCGACCATGAGGCTGCCAAGGTTACGTTGCCTGCGCGGCCCATAGAGAGGAAATTGCATATAACATGCCCAAACGGCTCCAGGTCTTCGATCGAAGCGAGGATCGTTCTCGACGAAACAGAAGGGAGCACTTGCGTTCTGCTGAGCGTTTTTAATTGCGTGATCCCCATGCGGAGTGCCTGGCTCAAAGGTGGGACGTGGCTGATCCTGCCGGCCTCGATGATCTAGAAGTTGAAGATAACGAGCTCGTTCTCCCCCTTCACCTTCAGGTGTTTCAAGCGCGTAAAGGCAAAGACGGAGTCCCTGTTCTGGGAAGAGATTCGCGCCTGCACCCAATACAGCATCGACGAAGGTCTCAGCTGCCTGCTGGCTTCTGTCTGAGGAAGCTAAAGCTAGTAACGGCTTGATAATCCCATCTAGATGATCATTGAAATTCGTAATGTGCGCACTGCGTCGTTTTTCATACTCCAAATTTGTCTTGTCGGTGTGATATTGAGTCCAGACGCTAGCAATTGCCGCAAAAACTACAATTGCTAACCCGAAAGCAAACTTATAGCCATACTCTTCAGTGGCGCTCATCAGATAAGCACCTAAAGCGCTTGAAATTATGCCGCCTACCTGAAGGAAATAAGAGAATATGCGACTCTGGGTTGATCGCTCCGTTTGATCCGCCCAGTCTTGTATACCGTTCTTCCTCCGCCGCATGGTTCGATTTTAGCGACCATTCGGCGGAGGAATATATACGACAGGCCGTTCTTACCGACCATAGAGAAGAAGAGCCAGATGCTCAAGCGCTTTAGCCCGACGCTTGTATGCACTCGACCGCTCGATGTGGAAGCGATCGCCAATCTGGATGATGGCATCGGTTTGCATTGTGTCTTCACCCAAGTAGCAGACTTCGAGCATCCACCGCTCGTCATCGGACAGGGCCGCCCAAGCCGGTAAGAACCAGTCCATGTAGTCGCGGGCTTGGAGGTAGCGGCGCTGGCGGTTATCAATCCGCTCCAGGTGAGCCATGATCCGATCCTCAGACCCGTGAGGATTGAACCCACCACCAGGCATCCCATCCAGCCTCGGTGAGCTGACAGTGGGGATGTCCTCAGCCAAGGCCTTCAAGTCGTCGTCGGTGGTGTCGATGATGGTTTGCATTGTCGAAAAGTCCCGCAGTGCGTTGATGGCTGCCGCGCGGCGGTCGACGTATTTCCAAGTGATGTCAGTACCGAGAACAGCAGTCATCGGCCTACTCCTTCCATAGTGATGGTTGCTTTGACCGCGTCAATCAACGCGGCCTGTGTTGTGTCCTTAACCGCCAGAGCGGAAAGGATCTTTTGATCAATCGAATCCTTGGCAGCAAGATGGTGGATGACCACCGGCTCCCGCTGTCCCTGCCGGTGTAAGCGGGCATTGGTCTGCTGGTAAAGCTCCAAAGACCAGGTGAGCGTGAACCAGATGAGCGTTGAGCCGCCAGCTTGTAGGTTCAGGCCGTGCCCAGCCGAGGCGGGGTGGATCAGAGCCAGCGGAATCTCGCCGTTGTTCCATGCGTCCATGTCCGCGCCTGTTTTGAGCAGGCGAGCCTGCGGGAACCTGTTTTGGATGCGTTCGAGGTCATGGGCGTACCAGTAAGCCACCAGCACCGGCTTACCGTTCGCCGCCTCCACCAAATCCTCCAACGCATCCAGCTTGGCTTCATGCACGAGGTGCCAGTTGCCGTCCTGGTCGTACAAGGCTCCGGAGGCCATCTGGGTGAGTTTCCCAGATAGCGCTGCCGCGTTAGCAGCCGTGACTTCTGTGCCCTCGAGCTCGAGGACTAGGTCACCCAGCATCCGCTCGTAGGCGCGTCGGCCCTTGTCACCCATGGCCACGTCGATGGTGTTGTAGGTGACTTCTGGCAGGGTGAGGTGGTCGCAGGTCCGCATCGAAATGGTGACGTCACTGATGCGCTTGTAGATCTCGTCTTCCGCACCCGGCTTGGGTTTGTAGGAGAAGACCTGCATGCCATTTCGCTTATCGGGGTCGAAGAACTCACGCCGGTAATGCGTGATGTAACGACCAAGACGCTCCCCCATATCCAGAAGCCGAAACTGTGCCCAAAGATCCTCCAGACCGTTAGCGGCCGGTGTCCCAGTGAGTCCCACGATCCTGCGAACCAGTGGGCGGGCTTTGAGTAGGGAGCGGAAGCGCTTGGCCTGATGATTCTTAAACGAGCTCAGCTCGTCGATGATCACCATGTCCCACTGCCACTGGACACCGGAGCGTTCAACAAGCCAAGTGACGTTCTCACGGTTAATCACCGTCACATCAGCCCCAGCCTGGAGCGCCTGGAGGCGTTTGGCTTCTGGTCCGACAGCCACTGCCATGGTGAGGCCAGCCAGGTGATCCCACTTCTGTTGTTCTGCTGGCCAGGTATCCCTTGCCACTCGAAGCGGTGCCACCACCAGCACGCGCTGGACTTCGAAGCGGTCGTACATGAGGTTCCAGATCGCCGTCAGAGCGATCGAGCTCTTGCCTAGTCCCATTTCGAGCAGGAGGGCTGCGATGGGGTGGGTTTCGACGAACTCAATAGCGGTGGCCTGGTAGTTATGCGGCTTGTAGAGCATCACACACCTCCTGAATTCCCTCTGGGTGGTCGAGGACAATGCAGGTAAAGCCCTGGCGCTCAAGCTCGCGCATGCGGGCGACTTGTAGAGGCCTTGGGTGTTTGCCGGTGGTTTTGACTTCGACGAACACTGCCCGTCCGTCTAGTAGGCAGATGCGGTCTGGGACGCCCGTCAAACCGGGGCTAGTGAATTTCCAGCAGATGCCGCCGATGCGGCGAATAGCCCGACATAGGCGGGTTTCGAGTTGTTGTTCTTTCATTGAGACTTTTCCTTGGAATCATGGGCCTTCCAAGGGGATGTGTCAGGTGTGGCTTATAGTGTTCTACCTTCTCTATAGACTTTTCATTTTTAACTTCCTATATAAAAGGGTTAGGAACACTTGACGTACCTGTCACACACCCCGCCGGGTGGGGGCTAGAAACGTTGATTTAACAGGCGAAACTAGCCCCCAGCAGGAGTGGGGAATGGCCCCTTTGGTGACGGCCCGGTTTACGGGTTAGTGGCCCTCAGGGTTGAACGCGGGCGAGAGCGGGTGCAGCCGGTAGCAGTGGTTCAATGCCTTGATGTTCTTTGGCTGGTAGCCGGCGATGATCATGGCGTCCTTGAACTGGGCGTTAGTCACGTAATGACCGGTGTCTCGCTCGAAGAGGTGCTTGAGCCCGTAACTGGTTTTGGAACACCAGTCCCGACCGTGGGTCAGGTCGGTGCGAATCCACTCCATGAGGGCTTGCTGACGCTCCTTATCGAGAGTGAGGAAGGTTCCTTGGTTGGAGTCTTCCCACCTGCCAATCAACGGCCTCGGCGCTTTCAATGGGCGGCGCTTGGAGCGTCGTTTCCGGGTGGGGCTGGTGAGGTATTCGCGCCAGCATTCCTCGAAGGTCTCGATGCACGCATCGATCGCCCCACAGGCGTGGAGGTGAGCCAGGATGGCTTTATGGGTGTAGGGGCCGGCGTAGAAATCAGCCTCCATGTCGGCGGCCAGGTGGCTTGCCGGTCCGGTGCCATCACGGTGGGTTTGGATCATCCAGTCGTAGAAGTTCACCGTTGCACCTCCCCAACAAACGCTTCCGCTTCGAGAGTGGGGGCGTCGTCGAAGTCGTTTTTCAGACGCAGCCCGGTAATCAGGCGCATGGTGCGGGTGCGTTTCTTCTCGAAGCCTGCCTTATCGAGGGCTGCGTAGAAGTCGGCAGCGTTTTTGACCCACTCGCGCTGGGATTCAGCCCACGCCCGATACGTGTCATAGAGCGCTTTGGAGCTTTCGGTGAATTCCTCACCGACTTGACAGCATTCTTCGAGGAAGTGAGCGAACCAGTCGTTTTGCCTGCGGTAATCCTCACTGGCTTTAACCACGCAAACTGGAGGAACCAGTTTGTAGTTCTCGGCGTGGATGAGCCTGGCGCCTTCCATGATCCAGGCTAGGACCGCGCCGCCAGCGTTCTCGAAGAGGTAGTCGGCGTAGTTCTTCACGTCATCACTACCCGTGATGGTGGCGTTGAACGGGATCACGATCAGCCGCCTCCAGATACCAGTGTCGCGGCCACGCACCTTGGGTAGGTGGTTGGTGTAGAGCACCAGGGTGTGGGAGGGGGTGAAGGAGAAGGGGTCTTTGTACTTCTTCTCTGCCGCGATCTTGTCCGTTGACGCGAGCTGCTTAGCCGAAGAGCTCGACAGCCTTACGCCCTCGTCGTTCTCACCCGCAATCAACAACCGGCGGCCTCGGGTTTGGGCCATGTCATTCTTCGCGTTGTTTTTCTTCCCCGCAATCAACACCTCAGCGCTGATGGTCTCAGCGTAGGAGCCAAGCACACGGGCGATGGTGTTCCAGAACGTGGACTTGCCGTTGCTCCCGTCCCCGTAGGCGATGATGAGCCCTTCGACCATGACTTTGCCGATAGCTGCCAGCCCGCACACGCGCTGGACGTAGTCGATGAGCTCGGTGTCGCCTTGGAAGATGGTGTTCAGACACTCAACCCAAATGCCCATCCCCTCGTCACTGGGGGTGACTTTGGTTTGTTTGGTGAGCAGGTCAAACGGGTCATGAGGACGCAGGCTGGACAGGCCCTCGCGCAGGTCGTAGGTGCCGCCGGGGGTGTTGAACATGTAGGGGTCTTTGTCCAGATCCTCCGGGTCGATCAGTACCAGGGAGCGTGCTTGGCGCATGGCGGCTTGGATTCCACGGTCGCCTCTAGCGCGGTATGCGAACTTCACCCACGCCTCGTCGGCCGCCAGCTGCTCGAACAGTTGGTGCTGGGCGGGGGTGAATGCGGAGAGGGCTTTGGCTTTGCTCATCACCCCAAGCATCTGCAACACACCCTCCTGCGAAGCTTGGGCTTTAGTGCTGGCGAGAGCTTTCTCGGCCTGTGCGAGCTGGCGGGTAGTGAAATCCTGGAACACCCGCTGGGCCTTGGGCTCGGACTCATCCCATACACCTTTGCCATACGCTGCCCACCCAGTCGAGGGAGAGAAGCACACCTTGTCCGCGCACTCCCCAGCGATGAGGGTGGCTTGTCCGACGTCGGTGAAATCCTCCGGCTTAAGGCTGGTCAACTCCGCATAGGCCTCCGGAGACACATAGTTCGGGTCCTCAGCTACCTTTTCCGCGAACCTTGTGGCTGATGCCCAGATCTGTTCCACCTCAAAACCTGGTAGGGGCGGGTCGCACAGTGCGGCTTTTTGGTTGAACAGTTCCCTGGCGCGCTCGGTGTTGCCGTAGCGGATGAGTACCCGTCCAGCGAAACGAGACAGGGTCGCGTTCCTACTGCCTTCACCGATGAGGGATGAGGCTTGGTCGAACTCAGCAAACAGGTCGCGGGCCAGCCATTCATCGACCAGACTCTCACCCTCGATAACGGTGGTCTTTGCCTCGGGGTTGCCGTAGATAAACCGGCCCGCATCCAACGCGTTCGAATCGAACACGGGCACCTGAGCTGCGAGCTGACGTTTGAGCGCAGCGTAGGCTTCCGCATCCGTCACTGGGTTGATGGGTAGGTAGACGTGGAACCTCGGCCGAGCAGTACTGGCGCCTTTGGGTTTCATGTGGTTGCGGGACGTGGCTGCCATGAACGGGACGCCGGGCATGAGGTCGGCCAGGCGGCTTGGGGTCACCCACTCCGTTTCGATCTCGGAGTGGTCGTTATCAACGTCCATCACCAGGCAATCCGAGGTTAGGAAGCGGGAGTTGCCGCGCTGTCCACCCTCGTACTCAGCGACCACGTGGTCGAAGGCCACAACACGCTTGAGATCATCAAGGCCGGTGACGGTGTGCTCATGTGGGTAGTGGGTGTTTTGGGCCTGGCCAACAGTGTTGGAGGCATGCATGGTCATGGGTTTCATTTGGCTTCACCACCCTTGAAGGCTGCGTTTGCCTGGCGTAGTGCGCGGCGGGCCTTGCGCTCACACGTCAAGGCAGTGAAACGTTCCTGGTCACACTTCCTCGATGGGGTGATACCCAGGTACTCTGTGCCATCTTCGGTCAGGTGAGTGACGGTGAAGGGTACGTTGGGGATGCCCATGGCTAGGGAGGCTTTGAACTCCGTCACCATTCCTTCTGTCAGGTTTCCAAATGCCCAGTATTCGTCGCACAACTCCAGCAGGCTGAGCGCCGCCTCAATGCCGGCCTCTCGCTCGGTTTCCTCATCCAAAAATTGTGGAAAGAGCAGGTGCGGGACGATGGGCACGTAACCACAATCGTGGACGAAACGGGCGTAGGCCTTAGCCAAATGGGTGTTGCGTTTAGTGTCGCCGGAGTAGGCCGAGGAGACGTAGATGAGTCTGCGGCCGGTCGCGGTGTTGATGAGGTGTTCAAGGTCGGGCTCGAACCAGGAATAGGTTTTGTCAGCCATCAGGGGCTACCTCCAGATCGGATGGTTATTCGCAAGGGAGGAAGCCGAGATTGGCTCCTCCTACCCCTATGGCGATGAGCATCAGTAAGTGTTAACCCCCTATCACAGGAACCAGGTTGAAGAAGTCGTGACGATCAGCTTGCCGCTCACTCCAGTACCCGTCCTTCAATAAGGTTTTATCTATTGCCCACAACGACTTTGACTGCTACCATCTTCATAGGACGCACTTCGGTGCTCCACTTCCGAGGCCCGTGGCGACACGGGCTTTCGTGTTTCTTCTGGAGGTTTAGTTCGTGTACATCGGCTACTTTGACGAGTTTGGTCATAACGGCCCGTACATCAGCAGACAAGACCCCAGTTACAAGACCCACCCCGTGTTCGGGCTTGGTGGGTTCATCATCCCCGCAGACAACGTACGCAAGCTCTCAGGCGCATTTAGAACAATCAAAGAAACCGGCCTTCAAGAAGAGATTGATGCGAAAGTCCTAGCGCGAGGCAAACGTGTCGAACATTGGGAGAAAAAAGGCGCAGCCCTGCTCACCACCCGGAATATTGAAACCTACCGGGAGACAAGGCGCATCATCGCGCGCACACTCAACGCTCTCGAGCGTCTAAATGCCCAAGTAGTCTTCTATGGCCAAGAAAAACCACGCGGCACCTTCGAACAGACCGGCGAGAGCAACCAAGACCGCTACGATCACGCAATCAAACAGCTCATTGCTCGCACGCAATGGTCCATCCCCGATGATGAGAACTTCCTGATGGTTCTCGATAAGCAGGGCATCAAAGAACGCATGGAAGTATTCGCTGGCGCTGCTGCCTTCATGTTTTCTAACCAGGACGCTACACGGCTGCTTGAACCACCAATGGAAGTCGAGAGTCACCTCTACCAAACCGTCCAGTGCGCCGACTGGATTTGCGCCCTGCTGGGAAGAATCGGCGCCTACAAGTTCGATCCAGACTTTGCCGAATTCTCCTGGGCACCTACCTATTTCGGGAAACGACTTGCCCAAGTGACAAGCTCGAAAAGTAAAATCCGCTCGTGCACAGGCGAGACCCTAGACATGTTCCCCCGACACTTAGGCTCACTCAAAACCTGTTACAACATCCAAGATCCCCTGCCGCCACAACAGTCTTAATCCTTCCGGTAGTAGTCACAGCGGTAACCATCCGCATCTAACGGAAAACCAGCAGCCCAATCGGGTGCTTCGCACATGGCCAACGCGACCTGCCCAACTGTCAAAGCACCCTTGGGAACCTCGATGATGATTTCGTCGTGGACATGCATGACTACCGGCCAGCCCTTGGCCTCCACATTCCGGATGGCATGGGCGAGGAGGTCGCGTGCGGTGGCTTGGACGATATTCTCCACCAATTTGGGTCCGTAGGTTTCGATCCAGTCCCAGCGTTTAGCAGTGTTTTGGCCTTGGTAGGTGATGACGTCGCGGCTGAACCTGCCGGTGGTGATGGTCGCTCCGGGGTATGCCAGGCGACGGCCTGATGGGAGTGTGCAGAAGAGGATTCCAGCCTCGCGGGTGAACGTGATCTCGTGCGTCGAAGCAGGCCTGCCAGTGGTAAGACAGCGTTGGGCAGCAGCATCGATTGCCCACCAGAAGTCCACGATGGCTGGGTTGGCTTCCCTCCACGCGTTCACTAGTCCCGGCAGCTCGTCGGCCTGTAAACCTATGCGGAGGGCTCCCATGTTCTCCAAGGCACCTACGGAGCCCCCGTATCCACATCCGAGCGTAGCTAATTTACCTTTTTGCCGAAGATGGCTGTTGACCCCGTGTTTCTCAACTGGGACACCGAACATTCTGGATGCTGTTTCGCAGTACAGGTCCCGGCCTTCCTTGAAGACTTGGAGGGTGCTTTCTTCTCCGGCGAGCCAGGCGATGACGCGGGCTTCGATGGCTGAGTAGTCGGCAACAATGAACTCGTATCCCTGTCGTGGGGTGAATGCAGTGCGGATGAGCTGCCTGAGGACATCGGGTACGGAGTCGTACAGCATTTCCAGTGCCGTCAGGTTGCGGTCCTTGACGAGGGCGCGTGCGGCGTCGAGGTCGGGTAGGTAGTTGCGGGGCAGGTTTTGGACTTGGATGAGGCGACCTGCCCAGCGTCCGGTTCTTGCTGCCCCGTGGAATTGCATGAGCCCCCGCGCGCGGTGGTCGGTTGGGTTGGCGCTGGTGGTCATCGCCTCGTACTTACGCACCGAAGACTTCGACAACTCGAGGCGCAGAGCGAGTACTTCTTTGACCACTGGGTCGGTGGTGGCGGTAAGGGTGTCTTGGACTTCTTGCTTGCCCATCGATCCCATGGTGATGCCACGTTGGTTGGCCCAGTCTTTGAGCTGCAACGGCGAATTGGGATTATCCAAGCCAGTGAGGTGGCTTGAGCGGGTGAGGTTCTTCTCCCGCACCTGCTTATCGAGCTCGATTGCCGCATTGGCTAGGTCGAGGTCAAGGTGGATGCCACGGTCGTTGATTGTCTGGTCATCCCAGTACTCGCGCCACACCTGCTCAGGCAACGGGAAGGGCGAGAGTTTGGCGTGCAGTTCTAGTTCTGTCTCTACGTCCCTGGCGTTGTAGGTCTTGAACTGGCCCCACTTGTCTGGTGCGTGACCGGGGAGGTTTCGGGTTAGGCCATTGTTCAGCAGCGAGGGCTTAGCGGGGACGGAGAAGAACCGGATGAGGTCTTTGCCGGTGGATAGTTTCCCGGTGTTCAACTTCAGGGCTTTGGAGACGCCGTCGAGCGAGAGTGGTAGTCCGAGGGCTGCGGCCCACACCATGTGACATCGCCACCCACGAGGAGACAGTTGCCGCCCCAAATGTGCGGAAAGGCAGGTGCGCTCGAAAGCAGCGTTAAACGCCCACTTCGTCACCGCCGGGTCATCAAGTGCAGCCAGTACGTCAGCGGGTATTGGCTCACCACTAGCAATGTCGATGGTTTGTACTGGTCCGGCGTCCCAGGAGTAGGACAAGAGGAGGAGTTCGAAGGTGGGGTCTGCCGCGTAGCGGTACATGCCCGCCTTACCAAGGTTGATTTCGCTGAAGGTTTCAATATCGAGGGTGAGGGATGTGTGGTGTGTGGTCATTGGTTGGCTCCAAGGGGCTGTGCACAGGTGAGGGGCACCAGAGGCTTGGCTGTCTCTTCTGATGCCCCTCACACTTGGGTTGGATTACCGGTTAGGACAGGAAGTCATCCCCACCAGATGGGGTGGCGAATGGGTCGGTGAACGGAGTGAACTCGCTCTCGGCACTCACGCGTCCACCCAGGGGTTCGCCATCGTGAATCTTTTGGATATTGCGCAACCCGCAGGCCACGCCCTTGTTCCCGTTGGTGTTGAATGCGTAGAAGCTCAGGGTGACGCGTGCGTAGACACCGGAGTACATCTCCGAGCGCTCCAGAATCGGGTTCACGTTGGCGTCCACAATGCCGGGCTGGGTGGTGGAGTTAGCGTTCACGAACATGGCACCTTGGTAGGCTTCGTCGTCGCGTTCAATATCCCCATCACGCAATGGAAGTTTGAGGGCTCCCTTGGGTGGGATTTTGCCGCCGAACTTACCCACGCCCTCCTTGATTGCGGCATCGATAGCCGCCTGAATCTTGTTCAGGGTGTCGGTGTCGGTTTTGGGGATGATGATCGAGGCCGAATACTTCGGCTTACTACCCTGGATGCTCTTGGGTTCGAAGCAGTTGAGGTAGCTGAGGCGGACGATACCGGTCATCACGATCTTGGGGTCATTGGTTGTCATTGTTGTTCTCCTTATTTCGAGTTGTCAGTGTTTACAGGGGTGAACTCTTCAGCCGCCGTAGCGACAGTGAGTTCGGGTCTTGGGTCAGTAGCCGGGACCAGGGATGGTTTGCCGGCTGGTTTGGTGATGAGTTCGGAGAGAATGTTGTTGAAGGTTTTCTTGCCCATGAGTTTTTCCATGGCGGTTACCGGCAACAGGCTCTGCTTGTAGATCTCGGTGTACCCGGCATCCTGGGCGGCTTTTGCTACGGCGTCTTCGTCGGTGTATTTGCGTACCGAGCGGCCAGCAACCACCTTGAAGCCCGGGTAGTGTTTGCCGTGATCCAGAGCCTGGCTCAGGGCGTGGGCTTGAACATCAGACGCCCATTTGGTGAGCTCGGGAATCCTTGCGAGCACGTCAGCGACTTCCGCATCGGTGAGGGTGGCTGCTTGCCTGAACTCATACTTCGCCAGCTCCAACTGATGTTTGGCGCGGGCGCGGCAGGTGGGTGCGAGTTTGCAAAACCTGCACCAACTACCGGGACAAAACTGCCCACCACCACTGGCTGCTAGTTCGGCCGCTGCTATGAGGTCGTTCTTTGCCCACCGGTACAACTCCGGGACACTGATGGTCCAGGTGGAGACGTTTTGGCGGCGGGGTTGGAAGATCGTCATCGCCACGCTCTTGATGTCCCACAGATGCGCGAACATGTGCAGGGCACCCAGTGCGTAGAGCTTCATCTGCGGGTTATCCCTAGCGTCTACTTGGACGCCTTGGCCGTATTTGAAGTCGATAACATGCAAGGTCGGTTCTGCGACGATGACGCAGTCGCCGGTGCCGAACCCGCCTGGCACCCAGGTCGAGTAGTCCAGGCGCTGCTCAATCATCACCTTGCTATCTGGACAGGACTGGCGAGCCTGGGCGAGTTGTTCAAGCACGAAACTGACGTAATCGTCCGTATGCTCTTCCATCTCACCGTCAACCAGATCTGAGCCAGGACGCAGGTTGGGCTTTTGATGGAGGGCTCGCCTGAGCTTGTGCTCAGCCAGAGCGTGCGCGACCGTACCCTCAGCAGCCGCAGCACTTTCCTGATCTGGCAGGTCTGCTTCCAAAAGTGCCGATGGGGTGCAATGAAGCCACCGGTGCGACGAAGACGCCGAAAGCAAAGCATGTTTACTTGGGGCCATCGCTCTTCAACCCCCTCGCCGCCTCTAGTAGCGCACCGAGGTCATGCTCAGCCACCTCAGACAAACGTGATGCGCCAAAGGACTCAATGAGTGCCTTGATCTGCGCGGTGAGCCCTGCGCGGGAGAGTTCGGCCAGAACCGCGCGCACTTCCTCGATCGGCACATAACCGGGTGGGTCCTCAACCACCGCGGTGGCCTGCTGGTCAGGTGCTGGCTTTGGTGCAGCTCCGTTTTCGGCTGCTACCTCAGGGCGGGTGCCGCTCATGCCGGCGTGGTCTTCGACGCCCTCCCACGCCAAATCACTCATGAGCTGCGCCAACTCGTGGGCGGCCTGGGAAATCTGGTTGAGGGCGTTGATTGCCGTGTTGAACTGACTGGTGCGGTTCATCGCGCCTCACCACCCTGGGCGGTGAGGTCGCGCAGCAGACGATCAACATCCACACGGCGCTCATGCGCACTGCCTGCGGCGTCGTCTTCTGTCACGGAGACCGATTTGATGTTCTTGGCAAGCACGCTCACCTGTGCTACCGGCATATCCGCACCCTCGTCACTATGGCCAAGCCAGGTGGCAAGACGGCGAAACCAGGGGATGCGCGGCGCGGCGCGGCGGGGTGTGTGGATCGTGATATCGATCCGGTCATTGTTCGTGCTCATCGCGAGCTTCCTTTCTTGGAAGCCAATCGATGAAAGGACGGGATTGTCACTTGGTGGCTTCCTACCCCATGGCGATAAGAGCAAGGTGGTGTTAACCCCTGGGTTTTGTTTCACCACTGGATCTGCCCCTCAAGTAGGGCAGCCAAAGCAGCCTTTGCCTTGGAAAGACGCTTGGACACCGCAGCGCGACTGACCCCATCTCGCCTGGCCACGTCCGCAGCAGACATTCCCGCGAAATAGATATCGCGGATGAGGGACTGTTGCGCTGGGGTCAGCTGACTGATGGCCCCGTGGAGTTTTGTTGCACGAGCCTTGGCCATGAGCTCATCAGTGAGGTGTTCATCGGGCATGGATTCTTGGCCGGGAGTTTCCACCCACCCATCTGACGTGCTGGCATGTTCAACCAGAGGCACGATGGCACCTTCAAGTTCAATCTGGGGGCTGTGCTTCTTGTGATACCAACGCCGCTCATCGTTGCGCTCGGTGTTGTTGAGCCAGTAGATGGTCGCCTGGATGCTGGGGCGCTGAACCTTTTCGGGGTCTTGTCCTGCTTTGCGTGCTTGATCTTTGAGTTCACCGTGGTAGGCGTCGATTAGGCCATCCATGCGTGTGATGTCTTCATCGGTGAGGGTCAGGGGGATGTAGGTGTAACCGGTGAGGGTTTTATCGCCGAAGCGAAGATTGATAGTGGTAGCCATGTGGGGCTCTCCTTTGCGAATCGAGTTGGGGTTCGATCCGCAAAGGGCCCTTTGGTCTCATCCGAGATAGAAAAAGACGGGCACGAAGAACACGACCCGTCCTCATCGCCCCCAGGTGGGGGTTTGAGGTGGTTTCGTGTTCATCCATGCCCGTCTTGCGGTTCTGCGGATGAGCCCCAAAAACTGCTGTTGTTTTTGGTGGTGAGTATTTAGTTGTGTTGTTGACCCACCCGTTTCGTGGTGGGCGGTTGTCGGGTAGGGGCCTGGCGCAGCTCTGGTCTGTCTCAAACCTCAGCCCCATATACCCGATTTACCGGCCGAGTGTCACCAGGGGTGGTGGCAGGCTGCGCACATCACTGACTTCTTTGGTGATGACCTGGTGGGTGTGCAGCATGCCTTGAGTGTCAAACCAGATTTGCATGATCTGACCCTGGTGGCTGATCTCGATTCGTTTAGAGACCATGTCCGCGCGGCAGATGAGTTTGCCTGCCGCGTTTTTGACCGGCACAAACACGCTCCCACCGGTGTTGATGCCAGTAGCGTTCTTTGAACCCATGAGCCTTTTCCTCCTTTCTTCTCCTAGCAAGGTGATTAGTGCTGCCATAAGCAGCGGACACCTGTAGTTCGCTGGATTGGCAGTATTCGTGAACTAGTGGGGTGTAAAAATAAGCGGTCACCCACGCTTGAGTGGGGTGCCACCAGGTAGGTCTGCCATCATTGGCAAACCAGTAAAGATGCTTGTGCTGTTTTATGCGACTGGCGCCAGGTCCCGAACTAGGTGAACGCCAAGGCCTTTGAGGCGCATGCCCATGGCTTGGTGGGAGACTTCAAAGATGTCGCACAGTGTAGCGATCCCATCAAAGTCCACGCACCCCCGACCTCGGTCGTATGCCATCACCTCACGCAGCGCGGCTTTAATAGCAGGGGTTGGCATGAGCAGGTAGGCGGCCATGTTGTCGGCCTGCCACTCGACCCACCAGTCCTCACCACGCGCGTCTCCATCACGCATCTCGACCGTATGTTTGGACTGACTATTGACCAGCATGCTAGGAAAATCTCCCAATATGGCTAGGGGCTTATGCAAGATCAGGTGGGAGCATTCGTGGGCTAGGGTGAAACGCTTCCGCCCATTACACGAGCCTTCCTCGGCGGTCTCGTCAAGGAAAATCATGTCCGCCAACCCCTGGCGCACTAACGGGGTGGTGCGGGTTTCATCCCACACCTGCACCTGCGTGTCCTCCAGGCAGGTTAAACCCAGAATGTCACCATCAGGTGAAAGCGGCTCATACTGCAGCGAGGCACCAAGATGAAACTCAGCAAAATGCTCCACATCCAACGCCCCAGGGGCTCTGAGTAGATCTGGATCGTAGTCACGGAGCACCGCTTGGGCTCGAGCATCGAGGGCGGGCTTGGAACAACGAGACACCAT